AGTTGGCAGAGTTCAGCATAACCTGATTACGCAAAGCAACACGTTCATCTATCGCTTCGCATGCCATCAAAACTATTTCTGCATCCATGTTTGGTTTGAGCCAACCTGCACCTGCAGTCCAAACACCATCCCACATCCTCCTACCAAAGTTTGTAGCGAGTGGTCTATGTGGCTCTGGTATATCTCTGACAGGAAGATTGATTACATCTGCACTTCTTTGAGGCAACTTGCGTTTACCTAAATTGCCCAAACGTTGTTTCTGTTCTATCGGCTTCGCTTTGCGCCCACTTCCCTTACCGCCCATGCCACAAGCCTTCCAGAGGAACTAAGAAAATCCAGTTATTTCGCGGGTTTGCGCGCTTGGCTCCACGGATGAATCCGCTCATTCCCACCTGAACAAAACCGACCAACCTGTTTTTGATATTCAGTTGGTCGTAGGGGAGATGGTCGTAACCATGTTGGTCGTAGGCATGTTTCATGATTGGTTTGAGTTTAGGTGTTGTTTCCTCTACGCGAGTTACAACTCTTGTGTGCAGGTAGTAGAGGTGAGTTCTTATCTGAAGGGATAAGGTGGTCTGCTGTCCAAGGGTCATGCTCTCTTTGTCCTTCTTTACATATCCAACATTGGATGGCGTTCTGTCTAACGATCTTTGCTTGCTTCCTATAGGAGTGGTCGTAGAGGCTGTCTTTGCGTTTAGTGCAGTCTTTGCAGCGTGAACCGTTTGTTGTTGGTCGGTTGCATGTGAGGCAGGCTCTTGGCGTTCTCATTTACGTTTGTTTGGTTGTTTAGATGATTGGAATGCCTTTTGCCATTGGGCGTGTATCTCTAGTCTTCCATCCATCCCACCGTTTCCCCAATCACCATCCTTCTTGACGGTCTTGATGAACTTGGGGAACCTGCGTTGCATCTCTTGTGCTGATGCGCTATGACCTTCTACTGTCCTGTTGGTGCTGTTGCCACCTTTGGCGTTATGCGTGTATTGGAAGCAGTAGTCGTAGATGATTATGTTTGGGTATCCCTTTGTTAGTGCATCCATCGTGATGTAGAAGTCTTCCATGTAGCGGTGTAACGGGTTGTCGCGGTACATGGCGTCAAACGCGATGTTTGCACGTTGCATCTTGTCTGTTCTTAGTCCGTATGTGCTGTATGCACGCCCGATGGGTTTGTCATCCCCTAGCCATCTGTTGTTACCGTTCTGTGCAGAGATGCCTACCTGTATGTAGCGGTCTAGGAGTGTGCTGATGCGTTCATACAGTGCCATGAAGCCATCGTCATCTAGTGGCGTGTATGTGATGCGTTTGTCCACGATGGTGCGCTTACGGAACACGCATAGGTCATCAATGATCCAGACCTTGCCCTTTGGTGTTGCGTCTATGGCTCGCTGCCGTGTTTGTGCGATGCCGTCTGTGTCTTGTGGTAACGCCCGTACCGTAATCGTGTCTGAGATTGCAGCCTGTAGCAGTGCCACGCGGTCTGCTTTGGTGTAGAGGTGGACTATCTGGTGTAGTGCTGTTGGTATCTGTGCCAACGCCTTCTGCTTGTCCTCGCGATTGAGTGTGGTGATTACGATGTGCATGTCAGTTCCCTTATCAGTGGTTGCGCCAGTGCTTCTACTTTGTCTATCTCGGTAAGACGGTACTTTGCAAGACGGACAACGTGTGAGAGGCATGCCAGTAGAGCGTCTTCATAGTGTCCTGCTGCTTTGAGCAGGTGGCACAGTGCTTCATCTTGCATCTCTAGGTTGATGCCAGTGTTGCTCTTGAATATGCGGTGGTAGTCGGTGTGTGTGCTTTGTAGCATCTTGCCGTAATCAAGTATGAACGATTGGTAGATATTTGGTGCGAAATTTGGGTCTATCAAGACCAACGTGTTATCTGATTGGATAACAATGTTTTCGTATGTCAGATCGCCGTGATTGAACGATGGGGTTAGCCCTTTGTGGTGGCAGATGATGGCATACGCATCCCATAGTGTCGCACTCTGTGCTACAGCACAGTGGTCTTCAAGCCTGTCTAGGTATTGATGCCACGTTGCGTTTGATGTTGGTGGTATGTAACGCCACCTGTTCACCTGCGCGTACAGCGTATGCGTGACCTGTGTGGTTGGTTCTTCTGTGGCTAGGTGTCCTGTGATGTGTTCCATCATGTATGCGTCTGCATCTGCTGCATACACCTCCACGCAGCGCACGCCGTCTTCTAGCGGAAGGATTGATGCTGTCCGTAACCAAGCAGCCTGCTCAAATGCGTTATGGCATCTTTTGATGAGCACTTGCCCACTTTGCTCAAACTGTGCGCCAGACGCGCCAATGAAGGAACGCATTAGACAATCTCATTGATGCGCTTTATGTCAGACGCATATGTGATGTCTTCCCAAAGCATGTCACAGTCTTCTAAATGCACCTGCTTCTTGTTTGGTGCGTTGTTGATGATGTCCACGATCTCATACTCGTTACGCGCACTGTTACGCAGACTAGGAAGCATCTTCCAAACACTGGATGGCATCTGGATAAACCCTGCGAAGTATTCACCACTGACGATGCTGTGTGGCTTCTCAATCACCACGCCTTCCCTCACTGCAGCGAGTTGTAAGTTGCGTGCGTCTGGTTGTGTGCGTTTGATTGTGCTGTAGTACAGCGCAGTGTTGTCAGCCATCACAGGCAGGATGCCTTTATACAGGTTGTCACCAAATAGCACTGTTGCACGTTCAATACCGTGTTGCTGCCATGCTGCCAACGCTGCACCTGCACCGTAACGGTTTGGGTCTTGTAACGCCACTTCAACAGGGTAAACATCTCGCAGGTCTTCTAGGACGCGATGTTTGATCGTCTTGCCATCTGTGTATATCTGTTTGTGTGACAGCGTTACGCAAATGCGTTCCGCACCGTTCGCTAACGCAAACATGACGGCTTTTTGTGGCAGTGTTTCACCTTTGAAGCGTTCTAATAGTTTGTCTCCGTCAAAACGTGTGCTTTGTCCTCCAGCGAGGATGATAAACGTGTTCATAACTGAACCGATAAGAACTCATCTGGTCTTACTGCTTTGTCATCTACATACCACTGCGCCCAAGGCTTGCCAAGCACAATGACATCAAACGGCACGTCAAACTTTGTGCAGAACGTTTCTACCTCTTCGCGCACTTCTTGTTCAACAGCCTTCCAGTTTCCTTCTGATCTACCTTGACCGCGTGCAGTGTGCAGCACGATCACATAACCCTTGTCGCGTGCTTCACGCAACTTGTCAATCATGGGCGTTATTGGTTTGCTGTTTGCGTAATCGCGGTTGTCTGTTATGCAGATTGTGTCATCTACATCTACACAAATGATTTTTTCAGGAGACACGACCTTCTTCTCTTTCCCACTCATCCGCTATGCGTGTTGAATATGCTGCTGCACGCCTCGCTTCATCATCTGCGCAACCACACTGTTTGATTGCATCTTTGACATACCAAACGAGCGTGTATCGGTATGCGTCTTTGCGTTTGATCTTCCAAGGTGTGACGCCATGCCAGTTGCCTTGTCCGTTGAAGATGGTCAAACTTTGATCTGGTATCGCAAGTGTGATGTCATATTCGGGCATATGCAAACCGCCACCGTCTATCCCGTCTTTTAGGCAGAGCATCATTGACCATGCACCTTTGAGGTTTCCGCTATCGCGGTGGTACGGAAGTGCGTTTGCATCGTTGATGATTCCAGATGTGAATGGTGTATTTCCAATCCACCAATCTTTATTGATGCCTTCAGTGACAAGGCGTTCATGCTCTACGGATTGTTCAGGGAACACTTCCTTGAACTTTGCCCACATATCATCGGAGATGCGTTCTAAGAGTGGCTTCATTTGCGGTACAAGCATGTAAAGGTTTGCTTCTTTGCACGCGTATCTACGGTGTGTTGGTTTTGGTGGTGTTGTGCCGAACCATTCGTTTGATGCGCGTATGCCTGATAAACGTGCAGGTCGTGGAGGATTAGAGAACTTTACTTTGTACCGCAGCAGCCTACGCAGTAGTGCAATATCTTCAGCGTTCTGATTCCACGCTGTTGTTTGCAACACCTCTCTTTTACCATCATGCGATGCAATCAAATCATCTGTGATGCCATCGCTGATTGGTGCAGTGTGCCTTCTTGTTTGCGGTTCCCAACCGTGTTTATTTAGTATCAGTTCTTGCATAGAACTCTTCTACCATCGCCTTGAACACATCGCTGTTTGTTTCAACCTGAAGGTACTTGCGCAAGATTGAAAGTTGTTTAGTGATTTCTTCAAATTCACCAATCGTCAATGGCAGTACCAACGCTTTAGTGTTGCTACCTAAATAGCCTTCTGTGAGTTCGTGAAACTTCTTGCCATCACCTGCGTTGCCGATAGTGCCTTCCAACCTAAACAAAAGGTCATCAAGGTCATCTCCACTGAACAGCGAACCTTCTAAGCCTGTATCTGTTGCAGCAAGTTCTTCCAACACAGATGCCAATGCGGTGTCGTCATACATCGCAAGGTCGTTTGCGCGGTTGTCCACCAACAAGATGCGTACAGCCTGCTCATCATCGCAATCTACATATGTTGCAGCGATCTCTTTCCATCCAAGAGACTTTGCTGCGAGGAACGTGTGATTGCCTGCGAGAATGTTTCCTGTGCTTTGCTGCACAACAATCGGTCTGTACTGCCCATGTTGTTCTAGTGATGTTGTGATTGCACCGACATCGCCTTGACGCACGTTCTTCGGATGTGTATTGAATGTGTTTAGCGGTTGGGCTAAAGACTTGATTTCTTCTCTGATGTTGCTCATAAATCTCCTTCTACGGAGACTGTAGCCTACATCTCGCTGAAGCGTCTGCCATCAATCTTCTTATTGAAGTGTTTGATGTTGTTTGCAGGTATGCCGATACGGTTTGTTGGTAGTAGCACTGCCAGTAAGTCTGATGCGTCTTGGCTCATGTATCCAGCCTTTTGTATGGCTTCTTCAGATGGGAATACGTCTGCGTGCCTGTCGTTGCCCATAATCAAATCGTCTTGTAGTCCTCCTGTTGAGAACAGGTATCTGAAGTTGGTTGGATAAGGACTTTGGCGCGTTTTGAACATGGTTACTTCTTTGGTGTACGCATAGAAGAGGATATGTGGGCAC